AACTTACTCGTGAACTCAACCGGATGATTGAGAGTTTGAAAGAAGTTAAATTTGTTCTGAATAAAACTCAGAAGGACATGCTTTATTACCTGGAGAAAAGACTTTCTGTTGAACAAATCGAGAAAGCTAATACTCACGTGATCAATCATGATGAAAGAAGTGAGGAGAAGCTTAATTGGCTTAAGAAGAAGTTCTTGGAATCAAAACCTGACGTTCGGTATTTAAAGAAGGATCAATATGTTAGGTCGGGTTTCGAGGTGCTTTGCAAAGAGACTGCTAGGAAAGTTCATGAATTTGAATGGAATTCTAAGAGCACTATTGGTATGATATGGGCTTTCTGTGGTAGACAACTTTCCTGTTGGGTTAGGCCCGACGAAGTTGAAATCCAAAGGTTTAGTGCATTTAGTAAAAGAATGATTGAAACTTTGGTTTCTAAGTGCAACAAACTCCCGCTTAATCTCATAAAATTCGAAGACTGGATTGAGACTAAAGTTGGATGGGATAAGCAAAAGAAGTTGAAGTACATTAACACTATCAAGGGACAACTTCTAGGGAGAGTTAAGCTTGAAGGAGTTTATGAAGGAACTGTCAAAGAGGGCGAAGTCTACTACTCTAAGAGTTTGAACAGAGATCATGAAGGTTTCTATGATCCAAATTCTTCTAGATATAGATTTTATGTTAATCCTTCCACGGAGTGGTGTGGTTTCCTTACTTACGTCCAAGCTTATATTTTCAAAGACTTCCGGAGTGTTTTTGGAGAATTTTGCCACGCACTCAACGCTAAGAAACTTAAGAAAAGAATCCATAGAAACATTTCGATGATAGATTCAAATCTTAACAATTTGGCTTCATTCTCCATTGACGGAAGCAAGTTTGATAGCACTCAGCACATTGAGATTATTAACGCTGTTGATAACCTCTTTTGGAAGAAGTATAGGCCTAGATTGATCGAAATTGTTAAAATGATCGCCTTACATTATGCTATCGATCTTAACTGCGAACGTTTTGTTGATCTTGTTATTAGAGCTGCTACACAAAATATCGCACAAGTATTCCTTAAGCTCCCAAAAGTTCAGGACAATATGTTGACACCTAAGGAGAAAACTGTCTATCTCAGACATTATCCAAACAAGAAATTAAGAGCTGAGAAGAGAGGTGAGGATGTCTTTGCGGGGCTTGTTTGTTTCTACTTGTTAGGAACAACTTACAGTGGTAATCCTGTGAGAACCACACTTGGCAACACTATGCGTTCAGTTTTCTATATGTATTATTATTGTTACAAGTGTGGTTTGTTTACTTTTGAAGACTGGGATAAGAGTTTTAACTCTCCTAATTTCAGAAGGAAAGTTTGGTGCATCGCTTCAGGAGACGATACCGTTTTATGGCTTAGGAAAGGTGATGTTGAAGCTGTTGCAAGGGAGATGGATCAGATCACTACTGAAGACAAGGATTCTGAAGAAGTTATTGGAATCGCTCAGATCATTGTTGAAAAACAAATATCTGAGTGGTGGGATAATGAGTTCTGTTCTAAGTGGTTTTATTTCCCAAAAGATGGAGATTTCTCTAGTACAGAAAATTGGAAATGCACGAGAGATCTTAAGAAGTTGTTTACTACTAAAATGATCTATAAAGGAACGAACAACTTTATCTTATTTAACCCTCTGATTCATGCTAG